AAAAGTCAAAAGCAGAATTGCGTTTTTATTAACAGCAGTTCATCATTTACAAAATAGAGATATAAAGGAATAAAGATATGAAAATACAAGATTTAGCTCACAAGCCTCAACTAATCAAAGTTGAAGTAGACACGCCAGAAATCAGAGAACAGTATGAAGATGCTATTGAGTTTTGGTGCTTTGACAGACAACCCCTCAATAAGTTTGTAAAATTTGCAAACATGACTCAAGAACAATACCCTGAATTACTAGATTTTTGTCAAGAACTTATACTTGATGAAGATGGTAATAAAGTATTGGTTGATGATAAGGTGTTGCCTACTAAAGTGTTATTGGCTTGTGTAAACAAGGTTGTTGAACAACTGGGAAAGTAACAGCAGGTTCATTTGAGGAAGGTAGCAGTGAACTCAGTTACTGTTTATTATTAGACAACCTTGGTGAAAGATACGGCATGTTGCCTTCCCAAGTGCTGGATCAAGCAGACACATTAGATCTGCATGTTTATGATGTAGCAATGAGTTATAACAAATTTCTACATGATAAGAAAAACAAGAAACCAAGTGATTTCTATGATGAAGGCACATTACAAAGGGCGTTAAAAAATGTTAGAAGTTGATACAAATGCATTTAAAAGAATACTTGACAAAATAGATAAAGGGTGTCACCGTGCGTGGAATGACACAGGCAAGTATTACAAAAGAATTACGCCTAAAGATACCGGCAATGCTCAAAGAAATACACAAAGGACGCAAAAAAAGATAATTGCAAATTATCCGTATGCAGGTAGGTTAGATGAGGGATGGAGTAAACAAGCACCAGAAGGAATGACAGATCCTGCCATAGATGCGTATGCAGATTTTATAGCAAATAGGCTGAGGAATTTATAATGGCAAAGAATGTTAAAGTTATATTAACGCTTGATGATAGACAGTTTAACAAAAATATCAAGAGAGCAGAAAGTGATGTCAAAAAGTTTGGAGACACAGGTACTGCCAGTGTTAGTAGACTTAAAGGTGCATTTGCAGCCTTAGCAGGTGCAATCAGTATTGGTGCTTTTGTAGACTTTGGTAACCAAGCACTTGCATTACAAAACAGATTGAGAGGTGTTGCTTCAAGTAATGAAGAAGCCAGAAAAAGTTTTGATCTAGTTAGAAGAGTAGCAGAAGAAACAAGAAGTGGCATAGGTGATGTTGCTGACTTGTTTGCCAACTTGAGAGTTGCTACTGCTGATATGGGCAAAACACAAGAAGAAGTAGCAAGAATATCACAAACATTCTCTAGTGCGTTAAAGATATCAGGTGCTGATGCAAACGCAAGTGCTGGTGCTATTAGACAGTTTGGTCAAGCATTAGCATCAGGCGTATTGCGTGGTGATGAATTTAACAGTATCATGGAAGCCAACCCTGTGTTTATGAGGGCAGTGGCAGATCAATTAGGTGTTACAATAGGTGAGATGCGTGAATTGGCATTTGAAGGTGCCTTAACAGCAGATGTTATTGTAGCCGCCACAGAAGATATGAGTGATACCATTGACAGTCAATTTGGTACCACAACAGCCACACTAGCAGAAAGTTTCCAAATGATCAAGAATGAATTGGTCACACTGTTTACAGAAATAGAACAAAAAACAGGATTATTCAGTAAGTTAGCAGGACTTATTAAGTTAGCCGCAGACAATGTAGAGTTTTTAGCAAAATTATTGGCAGCCGCTTTTGCCGCCGCTATTGCCACACAGATAGTTAACATCACAGTTGCAATGGTTAACTTTGCTAAAGCAATTAGAGCCGCTTATGTAGCAGGTACTCTGTTACAAGGTGTTACAGGTGTAGGTTTAGTCAAAGTAGGTGCAGGTATTGCCGCGGCAACAGCCGCCATTGTGGCAATGAATGCAGAGTTTGATGATACCCTAGAAGGCTTAGATGATATCAGTGCCGCAGGTGGTGATATAGATTTAAATTTACCAACTGCACCAGATCAAACACCAGGTACACCAACAACAGGAGACACTCCAACTAATGATACCGCTGAAGAAACCAGAAGCCAAAGAATATTAAGGTTGCGTAGAGAACAATTAGCAACTGAAGATGAACAAGAAGATGCTCTCAAAGAACAAGAAAAAGCCAGAGAAAGATTACTTGATCTCATAGAAAGAAATTTACAAACTGCTAGAGATACAGTAGAAGAAAGCCGTGCTGATCTAGAAAACAAAATGGCTGAATTACAATTAGAACAACAACTGTTTGGTCTTAGTGAAAGAGAAAAAGAACAACGCAGAGATATTGCAGACATAGAAGCAGAAAGAAGAGATGCAATAGCAGAAATCACAGCATTACAATTAGCAGAAGATGAAGCAGAAAATCTCAGATTGCAAGGTGAAAGAATTGCAGAAATAAATGATTTGTATGATGAACAAATAGACAAAATAAAACAATTACAAGATGCAAATTATCAACAAGCAACCAGTTTTGCAACAGGCTGGCAAGAAGCAGTTGCTAACTTTACAGAAAATGTAAAAGATGAAGCCGCTTATGCTACCAACTTGTTTAACACAATGGCTACAGGATTTGAAAATGCTATATTAGGATTTGTTGAAACAGGTAAATTAAGTTTCAAAGACTTGTTTAAATCACTGCTACAAGAAATCATTAAAATGCAGGCAAACAGAATCTTTATGAGTTTGTTTGGCGGAGCAGGCAGTATATTTGGCGGCTTCTTTGCAGAAGGTGGTTACATACCTGCAGGACAATTTGGTATAGCAGGAGAGAGAGGACCTGAGATTGTGAATGGTCCAGCCAGAGTAACAGGCACAGATGAAACAGCACAAATACTTGGTGGTGGTAGAGGTACTAACATCACATACAACATTAACGCAGTGGATGTACAAAGTTTTAGAATGGCGTTAGCCAGAGATCCAGAATATATTTACAACCTAACCAGAGTAGGTGCTAGGAGGGTACCAGGCTAATGAGCATACAAACAATTATAGATAACGCACAATTTATCACATTTGAGAAAACCAAAGTTGCCAGTCAAACAATATCAAGAAGTGGTAGAATACTCACTGCTGAAGTAGCCAGTGCTGTGCCATACAGATTTACTGTTGGTATGCATAGTGGTTTAACCTACAGCACCAACCGCGCCTTATTAGAAGAATTAGATAGATTAGATAGAACAGTAGAAGAAGAAATTGATATTGGTAGTACAAATACAGGTTTAAGTTATATAACTGCATTGCAAGGCTCAGGCTTTGGTGGTTCACCAACAGTAACCAGTGCAAGTAACACCAGCATAGTTTTAAATACCACAAGTGCAACAGGTAGTGGTACAGTGTTAAAGAAAGGTGACTTTATACAGTTAGGCAGTAACTACAGATATCCTTATCAAGTGACATCAGATGTAACTTGGAACGCAACAAGTGTTACAGTGCCTATTCACAGAGGATTTATAGAACAAAGTGGTTATAGTGTTAGTGGTAAAGGCATACTGCTAGGCAGTAATGTTACATGGCGTGTAAAAATGATTGTTAAACCGTTATACAGTGTGATACCATATGACAGAGTAGAGTTTAACACAGACTTTCAACTTATTGAGGTTATACAGTAATGGCAAGAAGTATACCAGCAGTAGATGGTGTTAACAACATCAAACACTGTTTGCTGATTGACTTAGATTTAGATGGCACTGTTTATTATATAAGCAATGCTTATAAACCTATAACTTATAATTCAAATGATTATACAGAGTTAGGTGCATTTCTACAATTAGGTCAAATTCAAGAAGATATCAAAACCACAAATGGTGATATCAATATCAGTTTGAGTGGTATACCCAGTGACCAAGATTATTTAAGTTTGATTTTAGCATCACCTGTAAAAGGTGGTGAAGTAACTGTGTACAGAGCATTTTTAAATGATGATCTAAGTGTAGACAGTTCAAATGTATATCAAAGATTTAAAGGACTTATTACAAATTACGCCATAGAAGAAAATTTAGACGTATTAGAAGGTGTAAACACAAATCAAATAGTAGTAAGTTGTAGCAGTATAAACACACTGCTGGAAAACAAAATTAGTGGACAAAGAACAGCACCACAAGACAGACGCAAGTTTTATTCAAATGATCAAACATTTGACAGAGTACCAGAACTTATGCAGGTACAGTTTGACTTTGGTAGAGAATTCTCAGGCACCGGCGGTGGCTATGGCGGCGGCGGAGGCGGTGGCGGAGGCGGCGGTGGAGGCCGTGGAGGCGGCGGTGGTAGAAACCAACAGTTGAGATAAAATGATTAGAAGAGCAACAATACAAGATTTTGACAGAATTATGGAAATGATGATTGAATTTGCAAATTCATCTCCACTGTCAGCACATCATAATCCGCAGTATGATGATCAATATGTGAGAAAATTGTTGTGTGAAGTAATGAACAATGGGGTGATTATTGTAGGAGAACAAGATAGCCGTGTTGAGGGCATGTTGATAGCATATATCAACAGTGACCCTTGGCTACCACATGTCAAAGTGTTAAGAGAATTAGCATGGTGGGTAGAGCCATGTGCTAGAAACAGCACACTAGGTTATAAATTGTTAAAGAAATACCAAGAATATGGTAAAAAATTACATGAAGCAGGTGTTATAGATGCATTTATGTTAACATTAATGGAAATATCACCAGACTTTGACCTTGAAAAAAGAGGTTGGAATAAAGTAGAACGCAATTATATGTATGAGGGTGTAAATTAATGGCAATTTTTAGTACAATTGGCGCCATAGTTGCAAGTAGTTTAGGTTTTGCCGCTGCCTCAGGTGCGGCTTTTGCCACAATAGCAGGTATAGGTCTAACAGCAACAGGTACATTGGTTGCAGGACTAGTAGCAGGTGGACTAGCAGTAGCAACTGCTAAAGTTACAGGTGTATTTAAAACACCAGGTGTACAACAAAGCAAAGATCCAGGTGTTAAAGTAGCACTAGGGCCAAGCACAGACAACAGAGTACCTGTGTTCTATGGACGTAACGTTACTGGTTCTATTGCCGTGGATGCAGAAATTAAAAACCGTAACAACACAATGGTATATGTAACTGTAATTGGTGAAAAAACAGACACTGGTTCTTATTCAATTAATAAAATTTATAGGGGAGATGCCACACTAAACTTCCCAGGTGGATATGGCAGTGCTACATCACCTAATGTTAGTAGTATTACAGATACAAATGCCACAAGTACTAATAATGTTGCAAACAAGTTACGTTGTAGAGTATATGCCGGTAATGCACAAAGCAGTGCTAACCAAATATTCCCAGAACTAGGTGTTAAAGTAGCGGCACAAACACTTTGTAGCACAATCACAGCAAATACAAATTATGATGATCTTGTGTATGCTGTTATTGAAGTAGACTATGATCCAGAAAACAATTTAACAGGTATTGGCAGTTGGAGTTTTGATATTTCTAACAGTTTAACAAATCCTGCTAATGTGTTGTTAGATTATTTGCAAAACAGCAGATATGGTGCAGGAATAAGCAGTGGTGATTTAGACTTAACCAGTTTCAATGACATGTATGATTATGCTAACACTCAAGTTGATTATAACACCAGTGCTAATGTAACACTACAACATAGTAGATGGCAAATTGATGGTATGTTGTCAACATATCAAAATGTCAAAGACAACATTGATAGAATTTGTCAAAACTCTGCAACATATTTTACCTATGATCCTAAAGGTGGTAAGTTTAAAGTTGTGCCAAACAGAGCGGCCACAACAGGTGAGAAAAGTGCGGCATTTCAATTTAATGATGACAACATAATTAGCACATTAACATTAAGTACTACAGAATTATACAGTTTATACAACAGCATTGAAGCAGAATATCCTGCAGTGGTTAAAAAAGACCAAACAGATACAGTTATAGTAAGTACACCTGCAGGTGATAGAAATACCAATGAACCAGACAATCCATTGACTACCAGATTTGATTTAATCAATGACAATACCAGAGCAGAAAATTTAGCAAACATTGATCTGCGTCAAAGTAGAAACAGCACAGTGTTAGAATTTGATGCAGATTATAGTGCAATACAAGTAGATGTTGGTGATGTTGTTAAAGTAACCAACAGCCAATATGGCTTTACAGATAAATTGTTTAGATGTATGAAAATCACTGAAAAAGAATCATCAGAAGGTGCATTATCAGTAAATGTTATACTTTTAGAATATCTAGACAGCATATATGATCATAACATTGTTACACAAAGAGGTGAGCCAGGACTAAGCGGTATTGGAGGCTGGTGGACAGGCATATGGGGTAATGTTGATTATGGTAACATTGCAAACATTGTGAATGGTAATGTAACAATTATTGATGATCCATTAGGCGGAAATGCAAACATTGTAGATCCTCCAACAGGTAACATTATTGGTAACATCAACATTGGTGATATAGATGACATTGTGTATCCACCGTTTACACCACCAGGTGGACCAATTATTAACGTACCAATCACAGTACCAGAAATACCAGACATCACAACCATATGTACAAATTTATACAATATGAAAATTGCAGGCACACTGCCAGCAAATGTAGACTTTGGACATATATGTGTAGACCATGTACCACCAGATGGCAACGCAACATTTGAACCAGGAAGCAATGTTACTGTGCCTATACCAGTACCTGAACCACCTACAACAGATCCAACCAATCCTATTACACCAATTATACCAGATTATGAGTTTGATTTAGATATTTGGTTTAATAATGATATAGGCAACCAAACAGCAATATCAACCATACCAAGTATACCAATCACATACAAAGGTGGTGCACAAACATTTGGTGCTGTACAAACAGGTATACAGGAAGAAGCATCACAGGCTAACTTGGCTTTGGCAAACGCAGACACTTTTGTGGGTAACATTGACTTAGGTTCTCCTGCCAGTATTATTGTGCCAGTAACCAGTATATCATTGGGTGCAGTAGATGAAGGTATATTTACAGCAACCAATAACTTTATACCTTTTGGAGGTG